TACTTCCTTTTTCTTGATTACATCGTCTACAGGCGGGAACACAGTTGCAAGTATTGGTAGTACCTCCCAAACATCTGGGATGTACATGGTCAATGGTAAGATCATATTCATAATGTTTTTGTCCGCAATAAATACATTCATAATTGTTTGCCTCCTTAATAGCTTTTCTCCATAGGCGTTTAGCGTCTCCTGATGTCATGACTATTAAGTTTTGTGTGTAATGTTTATAAGTAGGAAGTATTGGTGTCATTTTTTACCACGATTTCTTGCTCTGTTTGCTGAAACACTTTCACGTACTAATCTTCCTGATTTAGTGTGTGAAAAATCCTTTCCGCCCTTACCTTCAGCCCCCGCTTTTCTACGGGCTTTTTTAAGTTCCACTCTATAGGCAATGGCTTCTTTGGATTTGTTACGCTTTCTGTTGTAAGCGTTTTTCTTTTCTTTGGATGCGGGGTTATCCCTGTAGTTTCTTGCACTTCGTTTAAGTTGTTTACGTGGTAGTCGTCTAGGAGCCATTATTTAATTACCGATCTTTGTACTGTTTCAAAATCGACACTTGGCATAATGTCTGCTAGTTGAGATAAAGGTGACGTATCAAACGCTACACCTGTTATATCATTTTTATAGAGCCAGTCAGCAGCAGCTTTTAGGTCAGCGGTAGTAGCTTCACCGCTACGTATTCTGTCTATAAGCTCAGTTGTAACCAACTTATGTAGTTCGTTAAACTGTTCTTCTCCTGCTCTTTTACTCAACTTTTAGTCCTCTTTTAATAAATTCTACTGCCTTGTCATCAAGGTCATTATCGCTTTCTTTGGATAACTTTTCTAATAAATCTACAACAAACTGTTTGAATTTGTCACTTTTTAAAAAAGTTAAAACGATTGGTTTAAGGATTGCTAACATTGTCTTTTTTTACTAATTGGATAGGTACGACATCAGAGCACAATTTGTATGAGTCAGTATCAGGTCGAAAGGTAAAGCCCTTGCGATGAAGATCTGCACATTTGAGTGCTCTTGTCATTTCTTGTGAAAGTTTCATATTCCGTTCATGAAGTGCAGCGATGCGTTCGCATTGCTTAGTCAGATCACGATTAAGGGGAACCATAAATGCTAGTTGGATTCCCCAGTTTTCGTTTATGACATATCCATCTTCAGTCTCAGGTTGAACATCATTACCCATATAAAATGGGCTGAATGTCAAAGTACTTCCATTGCACGAGTTTCCGTTGCTAAACTGCTGTCTAGAGGGTGCTCCATTGTTCTGGAATTGCACCGCACTATTGGTCACATTGCCTGTAGCAGCAGCAACTGGAGTTGCATTATTATGTACATCTCCCTCCGCAAAGACTGGACTGCCTATTGTGAGAAGACAGAGAAGGAGTTTGTGGTGGAGTTTATTGTATAGTCTGTTGTGATGTCCCATTTTTCTATAAGACCAGCAGCTCTAGTAGTTGTTTCCAACTGCCATGCTTTTGTGTCATCTTTAATTGAAAATTTTGTAGCAGCTCCAGCTATGTCTGCGGATGCAGTTACGTTAGTACCAGACCATGTATTAACAGCAGATCCAAAGATTTCTTTCTTTGTAACCTCCTTTACTGTTTGGGTTGAAACTGTGGTTGAGGTCATATTCCCAGTTGTAAACTGAGGTGTTACTGTATTGGCTCTAGCTATGCTTGGTGCTAACAGAGCTAAAAGCAAGATTAGTTTTTTCATGCTTTTGGGTTTGTGTTGGTTGTTGTGCCGTTTCCGTTCTTTTTACTGTTACCAGTAGAGAGTCCGAAAGTTGCTAGGGCTCCCGTAAAAATCGAAGCCACAAAAGTTATATCAGAGGATGCTCCTAAAGGTTTTTTAACCATAGGTAACTCGACATAATTTAAAGTAATGATAAATCCAGACCAAACAACAACTCCAAGACGCACTGCTGCACCAAGAATTGCCATTTGTTCATCGTGGTCATCTACATTCTCTTTTAATTTTTTTAATAAACCTTTCTTTTCTATATCAGGTTTTTGTTCGTTTTTTTCCACGTATCTTTTTCCAAGTTGTTTTAATAACTGGTTTCATAATTTTTACAACCCAGTTAAATACAGCAGTAGCAGTAAGTGCAGCAGCTACCGAAGCAACTGCTGTTGTTGTTGCTGTAATTAAGATTTCAGTTTCTGGAAGTGGTATCTCTACATTTGTAGAAAACAAATTAACTGTTCTCATTCCAGGTTGGGTGCTTGGTTTAGTAGAAGTACCTTCAGTTGCTTTAGCATCTATCTCATAGTTATCAATAGATGTATCTGTTTGTATTTGTATTTGCTCCGTTGCTCGTAAATCACTAGGAGGTATAACCAAAGGAGTATAGAAAGGTACTTCTGCTGTGGGAAGAGGTATAGATATTGTCTCTATTTCTTCAATAGGTGGAATTTGTATGATTGGTATTTCAATCGGTGCTTTTATAGGCATTAGCTAGGTTCTGTAGGCCAAACAATATTGTCTACATCAGTTTGTGCTGGTACATCTCTTAATGCTTGACGATAATCTCTCCAAGCATCTGATAATGTACGATCACTGGTTGCTCTCCAGTCTGTTTCAAAAAGTTTTTGATTTCTTTCTGCTCTTATCTGTTGCCATTTTCTAGCAAGAATTTCAGCATCTGTAGGTGCATTTGCTTTCATTTCTGCAATTTCTGCATCTGTTAAGGCGATTAATTCGCCATTTACCATTTTGTACATAATATTTTTTAATAAATTTTTTAAGAAGTTAACCTTTCATAAAGTAAAATTTCCGTACCAATCTCCCAGTAGTTACTTGAGGAACCAGCATAAAACCGGACTTCAGTAATAGTATCATTGTAATAACTATTACCAATTGCACCCATTTCAAAATGGTGTCTAGCTCTTTGTACACTTGGATCACTTGGCATCGCCATTTTTAAAAAATAATTTTGCAAGTGTTGGATATTACAAAATTCTAAAGTAAGTACACTTCGTTGTGAAGGTTCCCAGTAGCCATTGTTCATCTGGTATCTAAGATCTATATCATACTGACCAGTGCCACTATTTCTACGAACGTAAGGATAACGCATTTGTTCCTGAAACCTATGCCAAGTTGGTTGAGCATTATTAGCTTTGAAAAACGAAATTTTTGGGCTAGCATATATTGAGCTAGTATGTAAGTTTTTAGAAACAAAAAAATAACGACCTTCAGAGGGTAAAGTAAAGCTAATATAACTAACTTGATTATTTACTGTTATAGGAGTAGATTTACTTACCAGTTTTAATGCTGCACCTTCACCTGCTGTAAATGCTGGCATGTTAGCTGTTGGTATAGTTCCTGTTGTAAAACTAGACGCAGCCATATTAGAAGTATCTATTGTAGTAAAAGATTTAAACTCTAATTGTCCTTCAGCAGTAGCCCCACTTCCTGTAGTACTTTGAACATGTAAATTTGCTCCAGCTGTAAGATTCTGGTCAGGTAAAGTTAGAGTATAAGATTGACCAGCACTATGAGCTGGAGACTTTAATTTTACTGAATTAACTCCACCAGTAGGTAATTCTAAAGTTCCATCTGTACCACCAGCAGCTTTAACTTTTACAAGTCCTGTGCCTTTAGGCTTAAGTTTGAGATTTGAACTGGTAGTTTCTACCTCATCAACTTTTATTTTTGACATAATTAACTCTCCACGTATTTATAAAGACTGAGGCTAGATCCTTGACCGAACATTAAATGAGATTGGTTAGTCTGCAGATAGAATTTTACACCACCTATTTGCTGCAGCGCACTTTGTTGTAAGACAGTAGCTTGAATTGATTGATAAGCGTAACCCGAATAAGATTCAAAAGCTCGCACAAACATTGAGTCTGCACCATTTTTAGTAGTAATATCTGCAAAAATCTCTATTCTATAATAATTATTTTGATTTTGAAACCAGATTGGAAAATGATCTTGTTGAGTAGAGTAGTAATAATTAGGATTATATAACCGATCCATGATATACTGAGACATATAGTCAGAGCTACTATTTATTTCAGCATTAGATGTATCTAAAAATCTAATCCGTATCCTGTCGTTATGATAATTATGTAGAGCTAAACTGCCATATATTCTATACGTTGCATTAGTTTCAAAATTTTCAAAACTTATACTCTGAGCAGTTTGCCCTGATGCTATAGTAGATGTATTAATATGTTGCATTCCCAGACCTAAAGATCCAGATAAAGGTGTTGCTATTCGGCCTTTAGGTACAGTACCGGATGTTATGTTAGATGCATCTAAATTTATATTAGGTGCTGTTACAGTTGCATACTCTAATTGTCCGACTGCTGTTGATCCACTTCCTGTGACACTTGCTACTTGTAAGTACTTATCTTGAGCTACTTGATTATCAGGCAGAATCAATGTATAGTTTTGAGCAGCAGACTCAGGTGGGGATTTAAGTTTTATTTTGCTTGATGCTAATGGAGATGAGTTAAGTTGTAAAACCCCAGCACCTTCATCATTACTTATTTCAACAGTACCTGTTCCGTTTGGTGTTAATTCTAAGTCTCCGTTAGTTGATAAAGCTTCAACCTCGCTAAGTTTTATTTTTGACATAATTATTCTAAAAATTGATAAAGCATGATTTCAGTGGGTGCCATAAACGTATAGCTTGAATTAACTACTTCAAACTCAAAACCATGAATCCGTGTTCCAGTAGCTGGCTGATATAATTGAGCGTTCATGCTAAAATGAGTTGGATACCAAGTACCACTCTGTCTTTCTATGTGATGAGCTCGGAAAAACAAACAATTTTTTTCAGCACCTGTAAATAATTCCATTTCAAAACTGTAGTGATCGACGTTATAACTACTTTGAAAAGGTAAATATGAGTAACTAGCATAACTCTCGTTAACATAGTTGTATAGGCCGTTAATTCTCTGCCATGCGTAAGTGTATGGGTTGTTATTAGAATCCTTTATCTTAGTACCGTCTGAACCTAAAAAATATCCGTATAAGTATGTAGCTCCGCTAAGTTGAATATCTTTACCTTTTATTAAATAGTGACCATCATCATCAAGTCCTGTGAAACTAACTTTACTTGCAGTCTGTGCTCCAGTAAGTTCTGTTTTACTTACGAATTTAAACCCACCTCCGGCAGAAGCTGGAGTAGAATTTAACCTAGCATTATCTAAAGTTCCAGAGGTTATGTTAGTAGCATTTAAGTTTGTATAAACAGCAGGTGGTGCATCAGCAAACTCAAGTTGACCTTCAGCAGTAGCTCCGCTTCCAGTTACGGTTTTTAATTGTAATAATTTACCCGCTGCTATCTGGTTATCAGGTAGAGCTAGTGTATAGTTTTGACCAGCACTATCGGTTGGAGCTTTTAGTTTGACACCGTGACTTTGAGCAGAACAGTTCAATTGTAAAGTAGCATCGTTATCTGCACCTGTAACTTCACACGTTCCAGTAGAACCCTTACTAACAAGTTTTAAATTGCTATTAGTGCCATTAGCTTCTAATTCATTAACGTTTAATTTTGACATAATAATATTGTTTAAAAAAAGTCTATAATAGATCCTTCTGCTACAGTTAAAACAGAACCTGGTGAGATACTAATTGGACTAATTGCAAGATAATTGTTATTTTGTGCTGTAGTAAAGCTATTATTAACTTGATTATCTGCTTCTATAAATAACTGTTCACCACTAGAGCCTTTTAATTCTGTTAAGGACAGAAGAAAAATTAATTTAACTAACATAAGCTTAAATTGATACAAACTGTATAACACTTCCGCTTGCTACAGTTAGTGTGGCGTTAACTGATAATGGAAGAAGATTAATGTAATTCTTATTTGTTCCTGTTGTAAAGTCTGTACTCATTACATTATCTGACTCAATAAATAATTCGTCAGTACCTCCACCAGTTAAACCTCCACTACTTGAAGGAAGATTCGTTAAGTTAGCTCCACTAATTGCTGGTAAAGTGGCTGGAAACCTAGCATCTGGTATTGTACCAGAGGTTAAATTAGATGCGTTTAAATTTGATAAATTTGCTCCACTGGTTACTGGAAGTGTGCTTGGAAATCTTCCATCTGGTATTGTTCCAGTATTTAAATTTGAAGCATCACCAGCTGTAAAACCTCCCGAAGTACCCGTAGTATCTTGGTTAAGAGTATCAACAGAAAATGTAGTACCAGTCAGCGTTAAACCTGACCCAGCACTGTAAGTTGTATCTGGATTAGCTACCCATGCGTAATCCGAACCGTTCCAACTAAGCACATGACCCGAAGTAGGATTACTTTGGTTTAAATGTAAGTCAACGTCAGTGTTAGTAAATCCTGCATTATCTACCCATGCGTAGTCACTACCATTCCAACTAAGTACATATCCTGATGTAGGATTATTTTGATTTAAATGTAAGTCAACACTGTTATCATTGTAAAGACTTCCTTGCGCTGTAACACCACCTTGCCAAGAAGAACCATTATAAATTTTTAATTCGTTAGCAGTAGTGTTAAAGAATAAGTCTCCTGTATCTAAATTAGTAGTTGGATTACTAGCACCTGAACTATATCTTGCTGCAAAGTCATTAACAGTACCAAGATTACTTGCAACTGTGTTTACGTTTGCTATAGATCCACCTACGGCATTTACATTTGATATATCACCAGCAGTAGTATTAATGTTTCCAATATTACCTGCAACTATACCTATATTGTCATTAATAATTGATATGGTGTTACCCATACTATTACCATGTTGAGTACAGTAATATAACAACGAGCTTGGTGCATTTGATGGTACAGCAAAGACTACTGTAGATCCAGATTGACCTGCTGTTCCATTTACTGTTACACCTGTGGTATATGAAGCATTACTACTATCTCTAAATGCTAGTGGATGATTATTGTTAGTACTATCAGATTGGTCAAATGTGTAAGTAAAACCTCTAGTTAAAGTTAAAGAAGGGTTAGCTGTACCATTTATATAAAAAACACCACCTGATACAGTTACAGTAAATGTTTGTGCAGCTCCTAAAGAATTAGCTACAGCATTTACATTTACAATATTTGCACCAACAGTATTTACATTTGTAATATCACCTGCAACAGTATTTATGTTAGCAATATCATTTGCTGTTGTACTAATATTAGAAGCATTAGAATTAACTGTATTTATATTTCCTATGTTACTAGCAATTGTTGAAACCTGTGTTGCATCAGGTACTAATCTATGAAATGTATATGTATGTAATGTAGTAGTTGTTTCTACTAAAAACCCTAAATTTTGAGGTATAGGATCTGTCACTCCTGTAATTGTAACTGTATTACCAGTTCCAGCACCATTAGTAATCGTAACTGTAGTGCCACTTGGAGTTAAAGTAGTTGATGCTGTTTTAACAGAAACAATAGTACCAGCACCGTTGTTTGCATCTGGATTTGCTGTAGGAAAACTTGTTTCGTTTGCTATCGGTACAAAACCACCAACATCATCAATTAAATCAATAATCCTGTCATTGATAGCTGCTGTTGTAGCAATAGTTGTATCGTTATCTGGAAATACATCACCATCTTTGATAGTATCTCCAGTAGATATGTTAAAATATCTAGCATCCGCAGCTGCTTCAGTAAGGTATAAACTATCAAGAGCACCTCCATCAAGTTCGGTTTCTGTATAGTATCTACTATCAAGAGCACCACCAGAGGTTAATTCTGTTTCTGTAAAATACCTAGTGTCAAGTTGACCTGCATCTAGCTCTGTTTCTGTATAATAGTTACCATCAAGTACCCCACCAGAGGTAAGTTCAGTTTCTGTAAAATACCTAGTATCTAGTTGTCCAGCATTTAACTCTGTTTCTGTATAGTATCTATTATCTAACTGACCTGCATCTAGTTCTGTTTCTGTATAATATCTGTTGTCTAGTTGACCTCCATCTAATTCAGTTTCTGTATAGTATCTACCATCAAATGTACCAGTTGGTATATTATTAGAGTCTACTGTAATGTCACTAGGAAGATTACCACTACCTAATTTATCTAAAGTTACAGAATCATTAGCTAATTTAGAACCTTGTATATTTGCATTTGCGTTTATATCAGCATCAAGAATAGAACCATCTATTATTTTTTCTGATGTAACAAAATTAGATGTTATAGCACCTCCATTAAACAGTGCTCCTTCTATTTCTAATGCTTTGTTTCTAGCATCTTGTGCAGTAAAGTTTGATTGTTCAGATGAGTCGTTAAGATCTCTAGCTCTTATAGTACTGCCACTAGCAAAATTTGTATATGTGCCACTAGCATCTCTTGTTCTACGTTCACAAAAAACTACTGCACCTTGCGGTAGTGCAGAGTTAAATGTAATGGTATTGTTATCAGTGGAAAGTTGGTAGTTATATAAAGTTGTACCTGCTGTAACTGCAGGGAAGTATAATCCGTCTGTGTTGTTCACCTGTGGGTGACTAGAAGTTGCAGTACTACCAGTAGACTGGCGTAGCTGTAAAACTCTAGTTCCACCCGACAATGTAACATAAACATCTAGATCATCTTGGTTATGAAGTTGTATACTGACAGGACTAAATACAGTTGTAGTTGCATTAGTCGTGGCAGCGAAAGTTTTTTTAGTTGTAACTGCCATTGATAATCAATGTTAAATTCCGTGTTTTTTAAGTTCGTTTATCTTATTATAATATCCTGAGCTTGTTTGTGCTAATCTGGCTCTTCTAAGCTCTACTCTACTACGAAGTTTCTCGTTTTCGGCCAGCATTTGAGACATAGCTCTTGCCTTTACTGATATAAATTGCTCTCTTATCTGTTGGTAAAATGGTGTAGCATTTACTTTATAATTATCTCTGTTTAAAATACCTGCATCTTTGTAGGCTTTGACTTGTGCTTGCCACTGTGGGTTTGACACTATCTGTTCTAAGGCATTTCTAAACTGTGTATCAGTCGCCATATAGCGTTGCAACTCAGACTTTTCTAGAGATGTTAGAGGTTCACCTTCAAAATAACTAATTTCTTGTGGTATATTGTAACCAATTTCAAATAATGCTTCTTTTACAGGATCTCCTTCTGTATAACCTATAGTTACAGGACTAATAAAGTTTATAGCACGTAAAAATGGGTTGACAGGAGACGCTACAAATGGTTTACCAGAGCGATCTTTAGCTAATATGTCATATTTAGGAGGCACTGCAGCTTTAAATCCAAGATCTCTTTGAATTATCATCTCCCAAATACTGTTTGCTTCTACTTGATTAGCTTGTACAACATCAGATAGTGCTCTACTCATACTAGAATATGGAAAAGCTGATCTACCCAATCTAGCTGCAAGTCGTTTTACTGGCCCACCAGAACTATTAGCGTTAAATAAAGTAACTAAATCATCTACACCCGCTAACATAGACTTATCTATAAGAACTGAACCAAACATAAATGTAATTTTTTGAACTAGATCATCCATTATATCTTCACCTAGTACATGTTGATTAGTAAATACGTTTGCTGCTAGTGCAAATAAAGTATTAAATGGCTCCATTTCTCTGTAAGAAATATATGCACCATTGGGTAACTTAAATGAGTTAGGCATAATACCATTTGCTTTCCATAACTCTCTAGTTTCTCTATCAGGAGGTAAATCACCTGTAACTGCACCTGACATAGCTAAAACACCTACCATAGTCATTAAAGATGACCCAGCAGCTATTCTACCTTTCATCATCCCTCTATGAAAGTCTACATCTTCTGGTTTTATTCCGTACTGTTTTAAAACTGAAGGGTTAGTTTTACTTACATTAACTATATCATCATACTTTTTACTTAGCATTTCTAAGGCTGTATGAGCATAAGTAAGACGCAAAGCATTGTAACCAGTTCTCATAAATGGAAAAAAGAACTGTCCTACAACTGGTATATTCTGTAGTGTTTGAAATGCAGCTATATTTCCCGGAAGTGCTGTTGTCAAGGCTGCTTCGTTACCTGCTAAGGTTGCAGCTTGGTCTGTCACAATAAATTGGTTATCTTGATTTTTAGTAAAAATTTCTTTCCTAAAATTTTCTTCAGTTTCTGCAGCAATTTTTCTAACATCTTTGAGGTCTGCTCCATCAGCAATAGCTTGCCTAGCTGCCCTCATTCTCATCTCATGTCTACCTATAATAGTTCTAGCTAAAGCATCACCAGATCCCATTATAGTTGTACTGTAACGAGAAAAAGGACTTCTATTAAAGTTAACTACAAAATTTAAAGCATGATAACCCATAGAGTCTGCCTTACCACTAAACTCAGTATAGTATGTATTTAACTTTTGCCAATCCTCTATATCCTTAGCAACATCAAACTTACCAGAATAAACTTGACCTTTACCTTTGTTTACAGCTAAATCCCAGTTATGTTTGAAAGCCTGTAAACCTTCTGCAGCAGCTCTAGCAGTAGAATCTAACATAGCTGCAGCAATAACTGCATCAGCTCTACTACCACCGGGCAGCATGGCTCCTATGTAAGCGTTTAGAGGACGCATTATAGCAATCATGTTTGTACTTGCAACAGCCTTAACAAAGGTCTTAGGAGCACTAAGAAGTGAGTTGTAGTAGACTGAAGCTAACTCATCGTTAATACGAGGTCTAACCTTTACACCATCAACTGTAGTACCTGCTATCATTCTGTATGGATTAAGAGTTCTTTTAGCCATAAGAAAATTATTGATAGAATCATAGTGTCTAACAACACCACCTGATAAACGGTGTATTTCTTGAAATGTTTTTGCAGCCTCTTTACCCATAGTCTTTTTGACTCTTCTAAGTTCATCAAAATATTTAGTAGCTTCTTCTGTTATAGATGCTACCTCTTGATTTACCATGTCTTTTACAAAACTATCTGCCATAGCATTTTTGTTTTGTAGTAGAGTGTTACCTGCCATATATGCTGACTTCTTTTGCTCAATAGTCAAGACCTTCATCAGGTCAATAATTTGGTCATCTTGACGTAATGTCTTTGCACCTTTAGGTAAGTCTGAAGCTGCAACTGCTATAGAGTTTATTTGTTCTGCTAAATTTAAAAGCACCAAATTCATAGCATGTCTAGTTGCAGGTGTTACAACTCTTAGACTTGTACCATCGTGCATGTAGTGTATGTAGTTTGTAGCTTTACCATTTAAGTAATCTTGTATAGCTTTAGCAAAGTCATCTCTACCTGCCACCATCGCACTTTGTATCTCATCCATCTGAGCTATTATAAGATCTTTAAACTCATCAGGTGTAAACTTTTTCTGTAAACCAGATATAGTTGATTGTTGGCTAAATAATTTTTCTGATACTCCTTTAGCTACTTCATTTAAAGTTTTAGCAATATCTTTGTTACCAAAACTTATTTTCTTTAGTGTAGACTCTCTCCATATAGGACTAGGGCTACTAGGTCTGTCACCTCGTTTCATACTGGCTACAGACTCTTCCATGTTCTGTTCAGTAGCTTCTTTGATAGTTTGTTTTTCTGGACGTAAACCAGCTTTCTCATTATCATTAAAAGCAGCTGAATCTACAAAGGGGTCTTGTTTACGTAGTGTAGCATCTGCAAGTTGTTCTAAACTAGCACCCTCTTCTGCTATCCAAGAGTCACCTTTACTTGCTCCAACCTTTTCAGATAATGCTTCTATATCTTTTACTGCTAACTCTCTAATTAAATCTGCAGGATAGCTTTCGGGATTCATATCAGGATTATCTCTAATGATACGCTCACGAGTAAAATCACTAGGCTCTTCACCATCAATTAATCTTTTGTATTCCTGAGCATCCTCCATTTCTAAATGCTTTTCTATATACTCTAATCTATTATCTTTACCAGACAAGCCTTTACCTTGAGCTTTAGCATCAGTTTCTAACCTGTCCATATTTTCAGCATCTAGCTTGAAACCTTCTTCTAGTTCATCTTTAACAACTTTGTTACCAGCTAAGTTTGCTTGATCTACAGTTTTACCAGCCTTAAGTTCTTTTACAGCTCTATATGCACCTTTTACATAACCACTTAAAAAATGACCAGCTATATTAACACCAGCTCCAGCTGTAATAGTTTTTATTCTTGCTAACCAAGAACCATCTTTTTCTGGATCTACAGCTAACGCTTCTGAAAGCGGTATAAATGGGGCAAAATCATCAACTAAGTTTGCGATGTTACCCATTTCAGAACTTGTAGATATAAGGTCAGCTATAGAACCTTCAGCAGCTATACCAGCAAACTTTGCACCTTTGGGTATAAAGTGTATCATTTTAGCACCCTTTTTACCATATCCAGCTAGTCTAGCTGCTTTATATGCTTGTAAACCTGTTCTAGCTGTAAGTCCTGCAGCCTTAAGTCCTGCACTACCAATACCGCCTGTAGCTGTAGCTAAGACACCAAACTCAACTAATCCTCTTACAAGATTACCTAAACCTGACTCGTTTTCTGGAGCTAAATTATCTGGTATGTCCCACCATGCTCCTCTCTTATAACCTTTGCTAGTTATATCATTTGCATCATCTATTTCTGCACCTAGTAGTTTGTTAAGACCTGTAAGTATAGTATCACCAGATAAATCTAAAAAACTACCAACACTGTCTACAGCATCAATACCACCACCAACAAGAGCTTTACCAGCTTCTTTTAGTGCCTCTACAGGGCCATCAGGTAAAAAACCTTGGTCTTTCATCTGATCCTGCATTTGCTTCTTGATTGTATTTGGATCAAGTTGCATAGGGTTTATTGTTTGTCCAGCATCATCTGTTATTACTCTTTCAGAACCTCTTTCAAGATCAGAGTCATCAATGATGTTTGTAAAATCTTCTTCTAAACCCTGTTCTAATTCAAAATCTTCATTCATCGTCTAATCTATAAAATTGTTCTGTTTTAATAAGTTCTTCAAAAAACAAATCTGAAAATATCCTGTTTTGTCTTAATGTTTGAGATAGGTTTTGTCTACCAACACCAAATGATTTACCAGTTTTTTCAGTATATTTTTCGTTAGTTTTCTGTAATAATTGTTTAAATTGTTTATCACCAAATGATGCTTTTAAATCGTAGTAAAGATTTTTACTTTCGACATCTGCATTGAGCACTCCGTAGAATAACTCAGTGTTACCAGTTTCTAATCTTTTAAGAACATTTTGTTGAGCTTTAAGTTTGGTTTGGTTTTTATTCCAATTTTTCCAATCTTTATTAACTGTTCTTCTATTGTTATCACCTTTAACATACTTAGGTGGCTCTACAAGTTCGTCTATTTCAGCCTGTACAATATTAGAGTTCATGTTGTTAGTTTCAGCTGATAACTCACCAAAGTTTACTTTAGTAATTTTGTCACCTGCACCTTCTATAACACTTGTGAATTGTTCTTTGTCATCAATATTCCAACCACGATAGTATGCTTTTAACACACTATTATTTATTGGTTGATTACTTTGACTGTACCAATACTTACCAGATCCAAACTCAGAAGCAACTTTTTGTATAGCAACATATTTATTTTCAGTGGTTAAAATTGCTTTGTCAAGTAAATTATTTATATGTATCTTAAATACTTTTTCTTGTAAATCTGTATCTTGTTCAAACTCTTGTCTAGTTGCGTTGATTCCATGTTTTTCATCTGCTAATATCTCTGATATGTCAGAGCTATCCATATCTGTATGGTCAAATCCTGCAGTATATATAGCTTTATGTAAGTTATTTACACTTATAAGACCAGACATGTCAATACCTTGTTCTCTTTGTTTAGAGTATGGACTCATTAAAAGTTCTCTAACACCAGCATTTTGTTCTTTAAAATATGTAATAATTCTTTGACGATCTTCTGGTAGTGACTCAAACTCTACAGTTTTTAAGTCATACTTGTCACGTAAAAGATTACCTAGTGTAAATGGATCACGTTTTTTAGGATCTACCAAACTAAGTTTTCTAACTAACTCTGGTTCAGTTTTATAAAGACCACCTTCTTTTACAAAATCTAATTGTTTTTTCTGAGACTCAGTTACAAACAATGTATCTGACAAATTTAGTATAGGATCTTCTCCTACTTCCTGATCTAACTGACCTAGAAAGTTTTGAAATACATTATCAGATTCTGCTAGTTTTTTAGATAAAGAAAAATCTTTAGCTTCTTGAAATTTAGGGTTAACAAACAAACTAAGTGTATCTTTTGCTCCAAACGTTAAAGCGTAAAGATTACCTTGTGCAAATCGTTCTTTAGCATCACCTGCGTCAGCATCTGCAGCTTGCTGCATTTGTAAAGTTATTTGCTCTGCAGCTTTTTGAAAGTAAAACATATTAGGATCCATACCTTCTGGTATTTGACCATCAAACTGTCCACTGTTTCTTATTTGTTCTACTAAAGACCAAACGTGTTTATTTTTAGCATAATCCAAAGCATTTTGTAATGAAATATCTTTTGTTGCACTTGTATTTAAACCTTTAGATGGCCCTAAAAAAGCTAGTGTTAAAGCCTTATCAAACTTACCATTATCAGCTATGTACTCTTCTAAAAGTATTTTACCTTCAGTAGTTTGATCCCATCTAATCTCATCGTTTACTGCACTTGCATATTTTTTTTGATCGTCTTTAGTTAAGGTCATATATGTAGTTACACTAAGACTACCATAACGCTCTATTTCTTTTCTAGCTGCCTTAGCACTATTATCTTTACCTAATGATACTGGTTTAAAACTAAAAGCATTATTAAAAATAGTTGCTGCTTCTGGTAAAGCACCATATTCTGGATTATCTTGTAATTCTTTTACTTGTAACTGATAAGACTTATAAGATATATGGTTTTCATCATCTTCTGGACGTGTACTTAAATACTTTAGTTGACCTATTTTAAGTTTAAGATCTGTAGTTTGACTTCTAACTTTTTTAGTTAAATTATTTTCACGTTTTGCAAATATAGCAGCTTTTAAATCTTCCATCCTAAATTCTATAGGAAAAGCATCTACTAATGTTTTAGTACCTAAGTTTGGTATTTGATACTTTTTATCTTCTATATGATTTAAGATTTCCATAATCTTTACATCACTGTCTAAACTTGCTACAGAATCAACAAAAGAATCTTTTAAATTCTTCTTATTAGCTGCCCCAGAGGAGCCTTGAGTACCTGCTCTAAAATGTAAGTTGTTACCAGTTAAGACTATTTGATCTATAGCATTATCAAACTCTGTTGTATCTTCTGTGTCAAAAGAAACAATAGCTGTATTTAAGTTTACGGATTGTAACCTTATTTTTTCAGCTGCTTGAGCCTGTATTTCATCATTGAGCTTTTTATCTCGATATGATTGTAATTGTTTTGTTACACTAGATGTTAGGTATTTATCAACTATAGAACTGTTTACACCACTAATATTATTTTGATCTTCATACTCTTTAATGAGTTTATTTTCTACTGCATACCTATCTGCAGCATTTGTAAATGTATCATACTCATTTACTCTAATTTCACGGTTATCATCCATTTTGATAACAGTTGTATCCTCGTTGGTCTTGTTCATAAACCAAGGCATAAAACCGTTAGCAGCTTCTATCATGTGAGCTTTAGTGTAACCATAAGCATAGTTAGACCCTAATCTACGTGCATTTAAAAGCCTATACTTTTGTTCATAACTTAGAAACTTCTCGTTTCTTTCAGCTTCACTAAGT